CAAGCACTAAAGCATTTGCTGCAGCTGTAATATTAGCGTCTCCAGTGATTGTAACGGTTCCTGTAGAAATTACAAGTTCGTTTTTAACTGCAGTAACATTAGCATCCCCTGTAATGGTAACGGTACCAGTGCCTAATACGAGTTCGTTTTTAACGGCAGTAACATTAGCATCTGCTGTAAGGGTAACCGTTCCTGTGCCTAATACGACTTGAGAACCTGTAACAGTTTCTACAATAGAATCTGCCGTAATCCCCGGATTGCCTATACTAATGGTTAGTTCGTTTTTAGTAACACTAATAGTTACGTTGCCATCTTCATGTACTGTGGCAAAGGGAAACTGTGCAAATGCGTTAAATCCTAACATATAATATAGCCTTATGAAGGAGACAGTGAGGTATGTGGTGGAGTCACTGCCTCCATCGTAAAGCTATATCATTTCTTAAACCAAGAGGGAAGACCTAAATGGGGACGTTTATCAAACTGGTTTTCCTCTGCTTTTTTAGAAATTTGGTTATAATGAAGAAAGACTTGAGCACAATCTTCACCTTCAAAAGCTTCTCTCCAGTGTTCGAGTTCACATCCTGAATAGATCAGCATATCACCAGGTTTTAAATCTACTTTAATACCTTTGGCTTGACTTTCTACCGTTATTTTTTTGCCATCAGGAAGTCCAACATTTTCATTAGGACTTAAATAAATAGGCCATTTATCACCACCAAGATTTAAGGTTGTAGATATTTCGCAACTAAATCTATCCTTGTGTCTTTTTAAGACATCGCCTTTTTTATAAATCCGTGCATAAGAATAGGTGGGAGTTAATTTTAATCCTGTGTGTTTTTCCATAGCGGGTTGAACCCAAGTTAATAAAGTTTCCATCGCTATATCGGCATAATGAGAATAGGTTTCAGGAACTTGTTGGTCATTCCAAACACCCCATTCTTCTGTGAATTGAGAAATATATCTGTCATCAAATAATTTCCTAGTTACTTTTCTTTTTAATAAAAAATATTGAAAAACAAATTTAGCCAATTGTGGACTGATCGCTTTTTTTAATACTGTATATTTATTTTTTTTGAAGTTCATTATTCTCCTTTTGTTTCATTGATCTTTCTTTAGAAATACCAGCAGGAACCGCTTGTATATTCCAATGGATAAATCTAAACGGATCTAATCCATGATCGACTGGATATTGATGCGGGGTATAGCCTGGAATAATAACCATTGATCCAGGTTTAATTGTGTAATGCACGCTTTCATTAGCAAACGTAATTTTACTTGAGTCTTTTTGAGGAAGTCTTGTCATTGAAGCTCCGGGTCTTGGATCGTGCAAAACGGGTACGGAGGTTCGTTCCGAACATTTTAAAAAATAAAACCCTGAGACGTGTTGGTTCCCATGTTGATGAGTATTATGATGACCTCCACCTTTTTTACTAAATTCTTGTGCCCAACATTCGGTAAAATGTAAGCTGTAATTCTTTATATCAAAACCACACCAATCTAAAAATTCATAACTTCTTGCTCCAATAAAATCTACAAACTCTTTTGCTTTAGGATCCCCATTAAAAGATTCAGTATGATTTGATACACCAAAATCATCTACTTTATGTTTATATTTTTTATTTCTTTCTTTATTTGCTTTATTCATAACTGTTTTTTGAGTTTTCTTTAAATATCCATCTGTTAATTTTAACATCAGTTTTAAAAACTGTGGTGCTTCTGCATTCCAAACGGGAGTTCCAAAATACTGTGAACTATTAAATTTTATATTAGTACTATTATTTGTTCCTTCCATATTATTTAAAGGGATAACCTAGATTCCAAGTGACTAGACTATACCTTGATCCTTTCGTTACGGGTTTAACTCGATGCCACACAAAACTCGGAAATACAATGATAGATCCTTTGGGGGTAATTTCCTTTGCGATTTGTGGTTTTCTTTTTTTATCAGGGTCATTTTGTCTAAAATCAAACTCTAATTCTCCACCCTCATATTCTTTAGGGTCAGTTAATTGAACAGTGCTAGACAATTTTCTAATCTTTCCTTTGCTTGGACCTTCTGCTTGATAAGGTTTATCCCAACTATCACAATGCCAATCATAATATTGACCTTTGTTATAAATTGTAAATTGACAGGACTCTGTAAAATCCCATTCAAAATTCCATCCTGCAGCTTGATTTGCCAGATGAATATAGGGTTGTATTTCTTTATAAACCCAACGATCATTAAACCAGCAAATATTAGAATCTCTTTTCTTTTTTAAATCTTTTAATTCTTTTTTCGTTAAAGGTTGTGCTTTTAAATCTCGGTCTCTCCCAAATCCCCCAGTAATGGCTACATCCTTCTTTATCGCTTTACCATATTGAACAATCATATCGCAAATTCTATGCGGAATGGCATTAGACCAATAGTAATAATAGTTGCTTAAGTTCATTTAAATATACTCATAAGTTGAAGTTAAAATGATATTCATTTGTTGAGATTTATTAGGAGAAATAAAATATTGTTGAGTGCTAGGAAACATCACAAAAGTATTATTGTTTAAAGGGAGATGCCACGTTCTTCCTTTTCTTCGGTTATCGTCATATTCAAGACCTTTGATTATATTCATAAACATTTCCCCAGTTTAATTTAAAGATCAATGTTTTGCCATATTCAACTTTGAAATGATCTCTCATATAATCTTGTAACCATTGATTAGCTTGAGAATATTCTACTACATAATCAGAATAAGAATAATCTTTAATATTTTCGCTTATTCTTTTTTCTTTCATAAAAGAGTCTAGAATCTTATTCTTAATAGTATCTCTTTTAATTTCAAATCCTTTAGGCGTCTCAATCGCGCCGTAATATAAATCGATTTCCGATAATACTTTCTTTTGCATACCTATAAGGTATGTAATTTAATGGGAGAGAAATGTCAATATGATTAAAAAGATTTGATCTAGATCAATTATCTAGCCGTTTTGTCCCAAGCCCCAGAAGACTCATTCCATACATATGTATGAGTGAGTTCTTCGCCACCTGTTAATGCTGGGGAATCTCCTATTGGAGATTGCCATCTAGCTTCTGAAGTATTAAGAACCCAACTTGCATGAGGTTTTTTACCCATGAAAATATCGTTATCTTCATCATAAGTCATCCCAATACCAGCATAATTACCTCTTACTGCTTTAGAGTTATCTCCAGATTTATGGGTATTCTGTGATGTATTGTAAGATGTTTTTTTCCATAAAGGCCAGTTGTGGATTCTTTCCAAAAACTGTCTACCTACTTCTTCATCTTCAACACCATCAGCATTCAGACAGTCACTGTCGTTTACAACGTGGACTCCAATAACTTTACTGTTGATACCTAATTTTGCGTAATGTGCCATAATGTTTCTCCTTATAATATACTTCTTTTAAATTGTAAATCCATAATTATTTATTGATATTTATACCTAATCATTACTATACCTGAACCTCCTGTGCCAGATATTGGATGTGGTTGTGCACCTCCTCCACCTCCACCTGTATTAACGGTTCCATTAGTAAGTGCTGGTCCTGGAGCAACATCACCTGCTCCTCCTCCACCACCATCGGGTGCTGGTCCTGGAGCTGAATCTCCGTGTCCTCCTGCGCCACCTGCAAAATATCTTACTGCGGGTACTGGTCCACCTGTTCCATAACTTGGTGCTGTTGGACCCATAAATCCAGTTGGAATATAAGAACCTAAACCACCTTTTCCTCCAGTTGATCCTGGAGAAGGTCCACCTACTCCACCTGCACCGCCGCCGCCACCACCTTGTCCTGGTCCTGCTGTTCCATTCTGTCCTTGTGGGGGAGCAACTGGTGGTGTATTACCTGCTCCTGCTGGTCTACTACTTGTTCCGCCACCACCTGATCCACCATCTTGTTTAGGGTCTGCTACTGGAATAGGTCCTGCCCCACCTCCACCTCCACCGGCTGATGTAATTGAACTAAAAACAGAAGGAGCTCCAGCATTTCCTAGTCCACTAGGAGTACCAGCAGCGCCACCTCCTACTGTAATTGGGAAAGTTGTTGCTGTAACGGTAAGTCCTGCTGGTGCTACTAATGGACTACCTGCTGGACTTAATGCTGAAAAATATCTAAAGCCACCTGCTCCACCTCCTGCTCCATCTCCAAGACCACCTGAACCTCCTCCAGCGACCACTATATAATCTACTACGTTTGCAGGAGCTGGTGCTGCTACAAAATTAACTGCAAGACAACCATCTGCTGTAAAAATATGAGTTTTATAATCACCACACGTTACTGTTGCATTTCCTCCTGAAGCACATATATATTCTCTTCCCTTAACTGTTGTATCGGTTTGAATATTTTCCCACCCCTGAGTTCCATCTACATACACCATTGTAACTGATTGACCTTCTGTACCTAATGATGCATCAAAACACATACCACCAATTTTAGAACTGTTTCTCCCTAAAGTAACTGACTTACAGGCTGTCCCCCAAGTGTCTTTATAATCCTTTAATGAAACGATATCTCCAGCGCTTGGACTTGCGGGTAAGGTAACTGTAACAGCTCCTCCGCAAGTGTTTACAAAATAACCTTTGCCACTAACTGCAGTAAGTGGAGATGTTTTAACTGTTGTACACCAATCTACTGTTCCTGTTCTTCCAAATCCTGTTTGTGAAGCGCACGCCCCTAAAGCAATAGTATCTCCAGCTTCTCCTAAAGTTACTGTTGTTCCTGATCTTGGTGCGATTGTGTTTACTTTAATTTTGCTCATAGTTTCACTTTATTCTTATTTATTTTAAAATTCTACTCATTATTGAAATTTATACCTTATTATTACAATACCAGATCCACCAGCTCCTGCATTCTGAGCATTTCCTCCTCCACCGCCGCCGCCACCAGTATTTGTTGTTCCATCTCCACCAAGACTTGCGGGTGGGCCAAGACCACCGCCAGTACCACCACCACCTGCTCCACCTGGACCTCCACTTCCTGCATAAGAATCTGATGCTCCACCGCCGCCACCTGCATATGCAACCGGGCTTCCTGATATAGAAGAATCTGATCCTGCTCCTCCAATACCTCCAATTACTCCTGGACCACTAGGTCCAGCTCCATTACCACCTACTGCTATAGCTCCACCACCTGCACCTGCACCTGGACCTGTTGAAGTTCCTCCAGCATTACCTTGGGGAGGACTAACTGGGGGAGTATTTCCTGCTCCTGCTGAACCAGGACTTCTTCCTGTTCCACCACCTGAACCACCAGCAACACCTGTATCTGGTGCTGGTCCACCACCTCCACCGCCACCTGCGGACGATATTGAATTAAAACTTGAAACATCACCAGACACACCTTTAGTTGCAGGACCTGGAGATGGAGCGGTTCCTCCTGCTCCGCCTCCTCCTACTACTATCGGATAAGTAGCTACTGAAACTGGCATAGGGGAAACTGGACTTGTTAAAGGAGAAGGTCCAGCTGTAAAACAACCTGATCCTGTTCCTGCTGAAGCTCTCCAACCTCCAGCACCTCCTCCACCTGAACCATTATACCCACCTCCTGCTCCACCTGCTACTATCATATAATCTACTGTGTTTGAACCAGAAGGTCCACCAGCATCTGTTACTTGAAAACAACCGTCTGCAAGAAATGTATGAACTTTATAGTCGCTACAAACTGTGGTTATGTTTCCACCGGTTGCGGCTACAAATTCTTGTCCTGTAATAGTTGTATCTGTTTGAATATTTTCCCAGCCTCTAGTTCCATCAACATAAATCATTGTTACAGATTGACCTTTTGTGTTTAAAGTTGCATCAAGACAATTACCACCAATTTTAGATCCACCTCTACCTAAGGTTACTGCTTTACAAGCAACTGCCCAAGTATCTAAATAATCTTTTAAAGACACTATATCTCCTGCACTAGGACTAGAAGGAAGGGTAACTGTAATTGCTCCACCTGTTGTGTTTATAAAATAACCGTTTCCTGAAACTGCTGTTAACGGGGAAGTTTTAACTGTAGTACACCAATCAACCGTTCCTGTTCGTCCGAAACCTGACTGTGTTGCACCACACGCTAGTGTGACTGTAGTTCCACTTTCACCTAAAGTTAACGTACTCGCTGTTGCATTTGTTACTATATTTGATTTAATTGTACTTGCCATAATTTATTTAATTTTGAAATTTATATCTTAGTGCTACAAAACCCGATCCTCCTGCTAATGAAGCGCCTGCTGCGGGAGGCGAATAATTTGTTGAACCACCACCACTTCCACCTCCTGTATTTACAGTTCCTGCTACACCTGTTCTACTTGGAGATGGCTGACCACCGCCTATTCCTCCTCCACCTACTCCACCTGGTCCACCTGTAACTGATCCACCAGGATAGGGAGAAGTGATACCACCTCCGCCTCCACCGCCACCTGAAAAATATCTTGTATTAGAAACGGGTCCTGGAGTTCCATAGCTTGGTGCTGTTGGTCCAAAAAAAGGATCTCCTATAAAAGAACCTGCCCCACCTGTTCCTCCAGTTGAACAATTAGGTGCTGTTCCACCGACTGCTCCTGCTCCACCACCTGCGGCTGCTGCATAGGAACCACAAGTATTTGGATCATTACTTCCTCCATTTTGACCTTGTGGCGGTGAAACTGGGGGTGTATTTCCTAATCCTGTTGGAGCTGGATTTGTATTATAACCACCTCCACCACCTGAACCACCATTACCAGCGGAAGCAGTGCCTCCATGGCCACCTGAACCTCCTCCACCTCCTGCAGAAGTTACAGAAGAAAAAGTTGAAGGTGATCCGTTAGTTCCTGATACATAAGTTGTTGGTGCTGATACACCTGCTCCACCTCCTCCTACGGTTATAGGATAAGTTTGTACTGAAACACCTACACCTGTTGGACTTATAAGGGGTGACATTGTTGGTGCGGGTATAGAATAACTATTTGAAACTCTAAATCCTCCTGCACCGCCTCCACCAGATCCTGCTCCATTATAATGAGATGCTCCACCCGCTCCTGCACCACCAACGACGACATAATCTATTTTATTAGAACCACAAGCATTTCCTCCTCCGGTTACAGTAAAATCAGCATCACCTGTAAAAATATGAGTTTTATAATCACCACACGTAATTGTAGCAGCTCCACCTGATGCAACTATGTAATTGGGTGTGCCTGTAATACTAGCAGTTGAATCTTGTATATCAATCCAACCCTGTGTGCCATCAACATATATTAATGTAATTGATTGTGCTTCTGTATTTAAAGTTGCATTTAAACAAGTACCTGCAATTTTTGAACCATTTCTTCCTACGAGTACGTCGTTGGAATCCCAAGTTTTTGCATAATCTTTAAGAGAAACTATATCTCCCGCAGAGGGCGAGGCAGGTAAAGTTACTGTAATTGAGCCACCTGTGGTATTTATAAAATATCCTTTCCCACTTACTGCTGTTAAAGGGGAAGTCTTAGCTGTCGTGCACCAATCTACTGTACCTGTTCTTCCGAAACCTGACTGTGTTGCGCCGCAAGCTAATGTAACTGTTTTTCCTGAACTACCTAACGTTAAAGTAGAACCACATTGAACATCGACTGTATTTACTTCTATCTTACTCATTATACGACCACCAACGTTCCTGTTACTGTAATTGTACCGGGTATAACAATAGGTCCTGCAAGAACTCCACTTTCTATAGTTTGAGTGCCATCAATCGTTGATGCTTGATTAGTTATAAAATCATTAGGAGAGTATTGCCCTCCAATGTATTGGATGCCATTTATTGTTGCCGTCATAATTCCTCCTATGAACTAATGGTATCAATGTAAGACATAACAACATCTAGTGAACTTGCGGTATCACTAACTGCTTCTAATACATCTCCACTAGCCAAAACAATTTTTGCTCCGCCTTGGATCAATTCGATAGCTGAATTGGGTGGAATGTTGACTCCTTTTGCTATAAAGTAATCATTTCCACCTTTTGCAATTTTAACATCAACTAAAATAGTTGTGGCTGCAACATTACAACATCTAATTCCTATAACTGCATCATAATTTCCTGCAGTTAAAATAGTAGTATCGCCTGTTCCAATTTGTCGTGCTAAAGTGTTTCTAAAATCTTGTGCCATATTTTTTTCCTATAATGCAACCGCCATGGCTAGGGCGAACCCTGCCGACGCTGCTCCTACTGGGTTTCCACTTGCGTCTAAATAAACAACTTTACTTGCTGGCATAGTACAAAATACATCTTTCGTACCACTGGTAAAATTTACTGCTGCATCTCCATTAGAACTTGAGATAACTGTAGTTCTTGCAAGCGTATCGGTTGCAGCATCAGTTACAGTTCCACGGCCAACTTCCCATTCAGTTGTTCCTTGATTAAAAATTGTATAGTAAGTTGTATTCCCATCTCCAATTCCTGCAACAAAACCTTCAAAGCCGCTTACAACTCCATCTAAATCAAAAGTGCCTGTTCCAGTTGTTGTACTGGATTCTTTTACTCTGTCATTTAAAACTAAAGCCATTGTTTATTCTCCTTAAGCCATGCTTATAATTGCATCGGCAGCTGTTGACGGATCCGGGAATGAAACTTTAAATGTCCCATTCGTTGCAGTTTTACTTCCTGAAAAATCTAATACTACACATAATTTATCTCCTTGATCATCATTGTAAATTGCTCCAAAGGCTGCTGTAAAAGTAGCGCTTGACCAAGTTGAGTCTGCAAAATCACAAGATGCAACAGCGGTAGTTGCTACAACAGCATTACCTGTTAAAGTATTTCCAGTCGTCGTATAATTAGTTCCAGAAGCACTTACTTCATTGGTTGCTGAATAAACAGTACTCGATGTGTTGTAAGGATTTGATGTATAAAGGGCTAATTTAAAATCATCTCCTCCAGATGCAAAATTATGTGTTCCAGTGAATAACTCTCCACGGAATGCATAAGGTATTACGTTTGCCATATTTTTTTATCTCCTTAAAAAGTTGATGGTGATTCCGATTTAATAGGAATACGAATAACTCCATCCTGATATTCGTTTCTGCGTCTTCGACCTACTTGTTCAGTCGCGTACGTTTGTAAAGCTTCTTTATAAAGCCCTTGATAGTGTTGTAACAGATCCATCGGGCCTTTCAAGTATCCATATGCATTTACCAGACATGCATATAAAAGTAAATCCTGATATTTATTGGATACATAGGTTCCATTTGTAGCTGCGGGAGCCGCAGCAGGTAATGTCGTACTTGTTAAACTTATTGGCTCTTTATTAAAAGCCATCGTAATGGCATAAGCAGTATCAGGTGTAGGGGCTACCACCCAATAGTTTTCATCCCAATTGGCATAATATTTAGGAATACTTGTTGAAGATGAACTTGGGGTTGAATAATATTCGGCCATAAAACTAGGGTCTCTTTGTTCTAAAAAAACTTGATCTCCATCATCATTAGTTAATTGAATATATCTTATGACTCTTAAATAGGATGGAATAGATACATATCGATTCCCAATAATCATCGTTGACGTCGCATAGTGTCTTTCTAAATCAGCATCGAAAGCACGGTAAATTCTATTTTCAGCATTAATAATTAATGGACTTAAAACAGCATCACTAAAAACTGTACTTCCTACTTCGGTATAGTTTCTGATATCCGTTCGTAAATTATCTAAAGTGTATGTTAATCCTGATGGCATATTATTGTGGTCCTATCGCTTTTAATGTTACTGGTCCTGAAGCAGTATTATAACCACC